CCTGTTTGTCCTGTTCTACATCCTGTAGGTTTAGCTAATGTATGTGCTGCTGTAACTGTTGTACTAAAGTTTTGTGCATTACCAAAGTTTAATGATACTGATGTGATACCATTAATAGCTGTTGCACATACAACTGCTGCTGCACTTTTTGTTAATTGTAGTTGTCCTTCTAATGAAGTATTACCTGATACTCTTACTGTTCCTAAGAAACCTGCTGCACCACTTACTGTAGCTGTAGATAATAAATTAACAGCACCACCAACTGATAATGCTCCTCCAACTGACATAGCTCCTGCTATAGTTGCATGACCTCCAATATTTAAGTCACCAGACACAGATGCATTACCTGCAATATCTAATGTACTTCCAAGAGATACAGCACCTGTTATTGTTGCTGTACCACCTATAGCAACATTACCTACAAAAATACTATTACCTGACACACAAACATCATCATCAAAATCTACTTTATCACCAAATGTTTTATTTGTAAATGTTTGTGTTGCTGCTAATCCTGCTAATGTATCTGCAGATGCAGGTAATACTAAACTTATATTACCAGAAAATGCAGAATGTGCAGGTGCTTTTATTTCTGCATAGTGTGCATTACCTGATTCACAATATAATCTTATTACAGATTCTGAACCTGCATTCTTAACATCTACTATACCACCACCTAAACTTACTGTACCACCAATAATAGCATTACCAGAAACAGATACATCATCTTTAAAATGTGCATAATCTGTAACACTTAATGTAGAACCAAGTTGTACTGCTCCTGCTATTGTTACATGTCCACCTACATTTATATCTCCTGATACAGTAACGTCACCATCAAAAGTTGTATTACCTGTTATAACTGCAGTGCCACCAATAGAGGTATTACCTGCTACATCTAATGTGCTACCTAATGATACTGCTCCTGCAATAGTAGTATGACCACCAATATTCATATCACCAGATACAGACACATCTCCATCAAATGTTCCATTACCTACAACTGTAACTGTTCCACCTATATGTGCATTACCACCTATAGTTGCATTATTAACAGATATATTACCTGTAATAACTGCAGGTACATTTGTTAAGTTTGCACCATCTCCAAAAAAAGCTGAAGCACACACTTTAGAACTTACATGTACATCTCCTTTAATTGTAACATTACCACCTAATGATACATTACCTGTTACATCAAGTGTACCACCTATAGCTGTATTACCTGATACAGATACATCATCTTCAAACTCTGCTTTACCAGTTATATTAGATGTACCACCTACAGAAATATTACTTGCTACTGTTAATGTACTTGCTAAATTAACTGCACCATTTACACTTAATGTACTTTTTAAATGTGTAGCACCTTCTATAGTTGCAGTAGAAGATACTTTTAATGTGCCACCTACTTGTGCATTTGAAACTGATATATTACCTGAAATAGGTATACCTGTAATATTTGTACCATCACCATAGAATGCAGAAGCACAAACTTTTTCTGCAAATGTAGCATCACCACCTACACCTAGTGTACCTGTTATTGTTGTATTACCTGCAACTGTTAATGTGCTTGCTAAATGAGTAGCTCCTCCTACTGATAATGTTCCACCTATAGAAGCATTACCTGCAATAGTAGCTGTACCTCCAATATGTGCATCTCCACTTATACATACATCATTATCAAACTCTACCTTATCTCCAAAAGTTTTATTAGTTAATGTATCAGTAGTAGATGTCCCTACAAGTGTAGCAGAACTTGTTGGTAATGTTATTGTTAAATTACCACTATAAGAAGAATGTGGAGGTGATTGTAAAGCTGCATAGTGAGCATTAGAAGATTCACAATATAATTTTATATTCGATTGAGAGCCTGTATTTTTAATAGCTATCTCACCACCAGATACCATTACAGCACCAGTTATTGTTGCAGTTCCTCCTACATTTAATGTACCTCCTACTATAGCATTAGATACAGATATATTACCTTCTATAGTAGCTGTAACTCCTGTTAAGTTTGTTCCATCTCCAAAAAATGTTGAAGCACAAACTTTACCTGTTAATTGTAAATTACCAGATACAGACATATCATCTGATACACCAAATTTACCTGCAACTAACACTTGATTTGTTGCTACTTGTAATGCAGTATTAACTCCATCACCTGTTTGAACATTTATTAAACTTGCACTAACTCCTTCATTAGCAGATACTGCCATTTTAAGAAGTTGTTTATAACTATTAGATACTAATTTTCCTTCTAATGTACTCATACCATTTGCCACCATCTAGCCTTTGTTGTATCATCCCATGTAAATGAAGCACTTTCCCATGTTAAATTTCTACCTAATCTATCAGGTCTTGCATTTCTTACTGCAATATTTTCTCTAACATCTGGTGCTTTATTTTGTGGATGATTTTTTAAATCAAAATTACCATCAAAACAAGCAGGACATCTTAGTGTATTATAACTACTTAATTTCATAACTCTCATTGGATATACAAATCCACAAGAGTCACACATTGCTTTTGCGTTTGGAAAATTACTTCTAGCCATTAAATATATCCTAACTTAGGTTTAAAGTAAATACTTGCTCTTTCTTTATCTTCTTCCATTGCTCTTTTTAATGTTTCTTCATAACTTGTTTTTAACATACTAACTCTATCCATAGGTATACCTGGTCTTTTTTGTGATAGATAATAAGCTAAACCATATGTTAAACAAGGTAAAAATCTTTTAGGAATATTTGCATTTTGTCCTGCAGATTTATTTACATCTTCTAATTGTCTTATACCTTCTATATTTAAAAGGTCTGTTGAATTTTGTGGAACAGGATATAAAAATATTGTAGGATTATCTACATTTCTTTTTATAGCATATTGTGTTGCTCTACCTGTTTGAAACTTATTAGGTAATACATTATATTCTTCAAATGATATTCTTTCTAATTGTGTTTCTGCTCCTGCAGCACTTGTTTTAGTTGTAACTACTAAAGCATCATTTACTGAATTTGCTAAATCATAACTTGTTACACTTGCTTGTACAGTCACTATAGTTGTAAAAGTTGACCATAATAGTACACCTCTATTTTGCCAATCATTTAATAATAAATTAATTGACCTACGTGCTGATTGTGGTGTATGACCAAGAGTTTGTTCACCACCTATCATTTCAGTAGCTTCTTGAATTACTTCATCAATATCTAAATTAAAATCATATGTTCCTGAACTAGCCATATTTTCTATGTTTTTCCTTTAGTTGTTTTTTAGCTGCTTTTGCTAATCTTGATTGTTCTGGTTTACCACCAAACTTTGCTCTTTGTTCTAATACAGTTAGTATTTGTATTTTTCTAGCATAAGGTTTATTTATTCTTTTAACTTTAGCTATTGTTTTCTTTGCATCTGCTACAGTTGCATATTTAATTCTAACTGTATCTTTAGGATTCTCGTCTGTATATAATCTACGACCAGAACCTTTAGGCTTTTTTCCTGTTCCTACTTTTGGGTCTCTTTTTTTTGTCATTTTTTTTCACATAATTTGCAACTATCTTAGCTTGATTTGCATGAAGCTTAGAAGCTTTTTTTAATTGTTTAGTTACTTTTTTTAATTGTCTTACCATTTCTCTTTTTCTTTTTAAATGTTTTTACATTTGTGGGTTTACCACCTACTCCTTGTGCTTTTGCTCTTTTTCTTTTTACTGCACTTGTTATTTGAGATTTACTCATTCTATTAGCAGTAGCTCTTGGTACGCATTTAGGATATTTTCTTTTGCTACCTTTTGTAGATTTTCTACCACAAGATTGAAACTTACCTTTTTTCTTGGGTGCTCCTATATCTACCCAATCACCTTTAGGTCCTTTACCAAACCATGCTGTAAGTCCACCTTTAGGCTTAGCCATTATGCACTCCTATATCCACCACCACGTTTTTTATAAGTACGTACTAACCATGCATTAGCATAAGCAGAAGGATATACATCAAACTTTCTTTTTGCTTCTGCTTTTACTCTAGCATATAAAGAAGGATTTGTAGGTTTAGCTCCACCTTTTTTCTTTGTGGTCTTTTTTTTCTTTTTACGAATAGCCATTACTTTGTTCTTCCTCCAGATTTACGTCTTAATGCTCCACCTTTAGACATATACTTTGTCTTTTTCATAGCACCACCTTTAGACATATATTTAGTTTTCTTAGCCATGCCACCACCCATTCGTTTTAGCATACCACCTTTTTTCATATACTTAGTAGTTTTACCACCACCTTTTCTTGGTATAAACATAGGTGTTTTAGATTGTCCACCTACAGTTTTTTTACCTGAACCTTTTTTCATATATTTAGTTTTTTTCATTTTTTCCTCGTGCATAAAGATTGTTAAAAGTAATATCAGGGTCTGTATAACTATCATGTATTTCTGCTGAATGAATATACTGACTTGGTGCAAAATCTGGAGCACCTTCTCCAGTTACCCAAAGAGCAGGATTAGTTACCCTAACTCGATTGTTAGGTAATGCCACGATATTACCTGTCCATTTATCTGCATCTATTAACTGCAGTACGTGACTTTGTTTATGTTGTGCAGGGTCATCACTAATATAACTATCTGTATAATCCACTGTAAACATATATCTTCCTTTATAAAATTCACCACCTATTTTACACATCCAAGGGCTAGAACTTATTCTATCCATTACTATTATGGAGTGTCCTCTTGAAGAACAGTCCCAAGGTTGTGCTAAATGCGTGTCCATTCTTTCTGGCATCTCTTCTAAAACTTCGTCTGCTACTAAACTTGTTATTGGCATTCTTGCCCACATTGCACCTCCATGTATATTTTCTTCTTCATCTATGCCAGTAAAAACTACTTGAAAACTTAAACACCTATCTGGTATTGTATTGACTGCTATCGCTAGTCCATGCAAATATTCTCCATGATAATCTATGTGGTTATGTGTAAATTCTTTTCTTACCCAACATTTAAAATGGGGAATATTACTTATTAAATATGACAGTTAGCACCTCCATCTACGTCTTGCTTGTCTTAATCTTGAGTTAGGGTCTTTTGCTGCTTTAGGAAACTTTTTCATTTGTCCTGCAGACCTTGCACAAAAACTCTTTCTTCTTGCTGCTCTTTTACCTGTTGGTTTTTTTTCAGTAACAGCAGTTTGTAATTTACTTCCAGGATTTTGTCTTCTATATTTTGCTACTCCTGCTTTAGTTAAACCTGCTCCTTGTTTAGTAGGTCTTTTATGACCACCCTTAATGGTCATACCTTTCATGCCTTTACCTTTTATTTTTTTCTTTCTAGGCATTTTCTGTTTTATATTCTTTTGACTCTTCTTTAACTTGTGCTTCTATAGTTCCTTGCACTGCAGGTCCTTTTCTAGCTGCTCCATAACCTTGACCTGTTGGTTTACCTGATGTTCCTTCTGAAGGATAATTAATAATACCAGAACCTGACCTTCCGTATACTTTCATTGCTTTCATTATTTTTTTCCTTTCTTTTTATATTTCTTTTTTTTCTTTTTATTTTTTACTTTTGTTATTTGTTGAGCTACACTTATTCCTCT